GACCAAGCGTAAGGGGGTCGAACATGGCCGGCTCTGACGTAAAGGCCAAGTTTATCGAGGCCGACACCAACGCAGCAGACGCGGACAGCGTCTGCACTGCAGAAACCTTGTCCGGGGGCGGCGAGCAAGCCATCCCGATTGACGGTGCCGACGCTTCTGGCGGTGTGGCTACGTTCACCGCCGCGCGGAAAATCACCGTGACTGCCTCGGGTGCTGACGGCGCTCGCACCGTCACTGTGACGGGCACGGACGTGAACGGCGACGCGCAGACGGAAGCAATTGGGGTGACCGCCTCTGGCTTATCTACCGGAAACCTGTACTTCCGCACCGTCACGTCGGTCACCGTGGATGACGACACAGCAGGCACTCTGTCTGTTGGCATGTCCAACGACGCGCTGGACGTGATCTTTGCCGAGCGGGCGCGACTCAAGGGGGCGTTCATCGTCAACTCCGACACCGCTGGGGTTCTCACCTTCACGAATGGCAGCGCTACGGGCACCGAAAAGCTGAAACTGGGCACGGTTGCTTCTGCAACCGCCGAGCGCGATGTAACCATCCCGTCCGAAGGGATCATGTTTGAAGCAGGCTGCTTTCTGCCGTACACGGCAGGCACAACCGTCTTCACGAACATGACGGCCTTTCACGCGTAAGAGGTTCGTTCGATGGCTCATGAGATCCGCTCCATATCGCAGGTCGGAACCTCGGAGCCGTTTGAGCTTCAGGTGGCCCGGGGCCAAATCCCGGGCCATCATTTTCGCCACATCCTTGGCGAAGTTCCGGCAATGTCTCAGAACCAGACAGGCACAATTTGGGATATAAATGACACCAACTACCCATGGTCCGCCTTTGCCGCTGCGGGGACCTTGTCGGTTGCTCGCGCCAGCACGTCGGATGCGGACAAAAAGGTTATAATCTACGGGCTGGATGCGGATTATAACGAGATTGTCGATGAGGTTGTATTGGCGGCCGCTTCGGGCAACGTCACCACTAAGTCGTTTATTCGGATTCACTCGGCCCGAATGAATGGAACGTCCACGAATGTTGGGAACGTCACCAACGTCCACGAATGTTGGGAACGTCACCATCACAAAAGGTGGCACGACAGTGGCCCGGATTCTGGCCGGGGTCGGCAACACCCTTATGGCGATCTACACCGTTCCCGCTGGGTACACCGCTTACCTGACACAGGGTGTGATGACCATTCAAAACGGCGGCGACGCCACGGGAACCTTTTACTACAGGGTGCCCGGTGACCGGTTTATCATCGGCCACAGGTTCGAGGTCGCAAGCTCCGAGTACCACTATGCCTTTACTTGCCCCTTCGCGGTCCCCGCAAAGTCTGATCTGGATGTTCGCGCCTCTGTTCGCACGAACAATTCCATTGTGACTGCGGCGTACGATATCATTCTCATTCAAAACGTGGGGCCGCTCTGATGCCTAAAATCGACAAGGATAAAATGAAGTGCAACAAGCCCCGCCGCCAGAAATCAGGCGGCAAGAAGTTTGTTGTAAAGGCCTGCGACAAGGGCAAAGAGAAAATCGTCCGCTTCGGCGACGCCAACATGAAAATCCGAAAATCAAACCCCAAGGCGCGGGCCTCGTTCCGAGCACGGCACGGCTGCGACAAGGGGACTTTGGACAAGCTTAAGGCCAAGTATTGGTCCTGCAAGATGTGGTGAACGACATGGGCAACATCCAACTCTCCCCCGAAGAACTCGAAGCGATGATGGACCGAGCTGCAAAACGCGGCGCCCATGCTGCGCTGAAAGAGCTTGGCTTGCATGACGACAACGCTCCGCAAGATATTGACGAGTTGCGTGGTTTGCTGTCTTCGTGGCGGGAAACCCGCAAAGCGGTCTGGTCCACGGTCGTGAAGATTACCACCACGGCCATCTTGATTTTTATCGCTGGCGCCGTTTGGATGTCGTTCAAGGATAAGGTGGGACAGTAGGATGAACCGTGCTAATATGGCCAAGCAAATAACGGAGGTTCCGATGGCTGGATGCAAATCTAAAGGCATGAAGATGGGTGGCAAGGTCAAGGCCGGCTACAAGAAAGGTGGCAAGGTTATGGCCAAAAAAGGCTACAAGATGGGCGGCAAAGTTGACCAGACCGCCTGCAGCCCCCGCAAGCGCGCGGCGATGGGCGTCACCTGATGGCCAAGAAGGACGCCTGCTACCACAAGGTCAAAGCGCGCTACAAGGTGTGGCCGTCGGCCTATGCCAGTGGCGCACTTGCCAAGTGCCGCAAGGTGGGCGCCAAGAACTGGGGAAACAAATCCAAGCAGAAAAAGGCTAATGGCGGCCTTGTTCGGGCGAGGATGTTCTGATGTCTGGGGAGTCACTGCGCAAATGGTTCAACCGGAATGACGGCAAGGGCTGGATTGACTGCAAGACGGGTAAACCCTGTGGTAGAAAATCAGCGACGGGAAAGAGTAAAAGACCTTATCCTGCTTGCCGCCCGACTAAAGCGCAATGCAAAAGTGCCAAGGCGAAAGCCGCGGCGAAAAGAAAGACGTCCTCGAAAAGAGTGAGTTGGAAGAAATGACCACCTCAGGTTCCAGAGATTTCAATATCGACGTCGCCGAGATCATCGAGGAGGCGTACGAGCGGTGTGGGCTGGAGGTCCGCACGGGCTACGACGCCAAGACGGCGCGTCGGTCTCTGAACCTGATGTTTGCCGACTGGGCGAACCGGGGGCTGAACCTTTGGACCGTGGAGCAAGCTACGCTGACCCTGACCCAAGGTCAGGCGCAGGAGACCCTTGGTGTGGACGTCGTCGACATTCTTGAGATGGCTCTTCGCCGGGACGGCACGGACTACGAGATGGATCGCATCAGCCGCGGCGACTATCTCGACTTCCCGAACAAGACCAGCCAAGGCCGCCCGTCGCAGTTCTATTTCGACCGCAAGATCGAGCCTGTCATCAACCTCTGGCAAACGCCGGAGAACTCGACGGACCAACTGGTTTACTACTACGTCCGCCGGATCGAAGATGCTGACACCCTGACCAACACGACGCAAGTGCCGTTCCGGTTCTATCCGTGCATGGTCGCAGGTCTCGCCTACTACCTCGCTGTCAAACGCGCCCCGGAACGAGTGCAGATGCTCAAGATGCTGTACGAAGAAGAGTTCCAGCGGGCGGCCGAGGAAGATGAGGATCGCGTTAGCCTGATGCTGGTGCCCGACGGGCGGTATATGCGAGGCTGCTGACATGGCTTTTGCCTCAGACAAAAACGCATACGGCATTTCAGACCGGTCCGGGTTCCGGTATCGCTTGCGCGAGATGCGCCGCGAATGGACTGGTGCGCTCGTCGGCCCGGACGAATACGAGCCCAAGCACCCGCAGCTGGAACCGCCGAAGCCGGGCCCTGATCCGCAGGCCTTGCGCAATCCGCGCCCCGACCGCGCTGAGCCGCTGAAGGTGTACGCTGGTGTGCCCACTGTCGAAGCACCTCGCCTTGAGCGTCCACGTATGGTAGGTAGGGTAGGACAAGTGACGGTGGTGACGACATGACCCTGACCTATGGACAGCTTAAACAGGCGATTCAGGACTACGTGGAGTATGACGAAACGACGTTCGTCAACAACATCCCGCTGTTTATCCGGATGGCCGAGGAGCGGATCGTCAAGCAGGTGCAGCTCAGCCTGTTTCGAAAGAACGTGACCGCCACGGCATTTGCCAGCCAGCAGTACCTTACTTGCCCGAGCGATTTCTTGGCGCCTTTCTCCCTGTCTTTTACAGGGGCCGATGGCGACAAGTTCTTCATTGAGTTCAAAGATCCGAGCTTCGTGCAGGAATATAACCCGGACCCCACGACCACGGGGCAGCCACGGTATTTTGCCCAGTTCGACGTGGACAACTTTCTGTTGGCTCCGACGCCGGATCTCGAATACACTGCCGAGTTACACTACTTCTACCGCCCGCAGAGCATCACCGAACTGAGCGACAGCGGCACGACGTGGCTGAGCGAAAACGGCGAAATGGCGCTGCTCTACGGTTCGCTGCTCGAGGCCAACATCTTCCTGAAAGGTGAGCAGGATGTCATGCAGGCCTACACGCAGCGCCTGCAAGAGTCGATCGCCGGCCTCAAACAGCTGGGCGAGGCCAAGGAAGTGACGGATGAATATCGTCGCGGAAAGGTTCTGAGGCCGAAGCAATGAGCACAGGATTCATGGATCTCCCTCGTGATGTTCCGGTTGTTGGCGTTCGCACGACATCCGGGCGCGGGTTCACCCCCGAAGAACTGGCGGCGCAGGCCGCTGATCGCATTGTGTCGGTCTCCGATACGGCGCCCCCTGCAATTCGTGATCAGGCCATAGCCTTCAAAGGCTTGGTTGAAAAGCTGGTTGCAGAGTATTTGAAACAGGCGGTTCGCAGCGACCGCACAACTGTGTATAATGCCCTTCAAGATGCAGGGCATCCAGACCTCGCCGAACTCATAAGGAGACTCTGACCATGAGCTTTACGGGCAACTTCATGTGCACAAGCTTCAAGCAGCAATTGCTGCAGGGGCAGCACGACTTCACCAACAGCAGCGGGCACACGTTCAAGCTCGCACTGTACGACAACAGCGCCTCGTTTACGGCAGCCACGACGGACTACACGAGCTCGAACGAGGTTTCGGCGTCCGGCAGCTACAGCGCTGGCGGCGGCACTTTGACGAGCGTCACGCCGACAACTTCGGGCACGACGGCCTTCTGCGATTTTGGTGATCTGACGTTCACCTCCGCGACGATCACGGCCCGCGGTGCGCTGATCTACAACAGCACCACCGATGGCGGCAGCAACACGACGGACTCGATTGTGATCTTGGACTTTGGCTCTGACAAGTCGTCGACGGCAGGGGACTTCCAGATCGTGTTTCCAACAGCTGACGCCTCCAACGCGATCATCCGGATCGCATAAGGCGCATTAAATGTCTGGCGTTGTCGTTCTTCTAACAGGGGGCTGGGGCAGTGACGGCTGGGGCGTCACTGCCTACGGCCAAGACGCTGTGCCCGACCTTCCGTCGGCACTGTCTGGCACCGTTGGTACGGTCACTGCCACAGGCAACGCTGAAGTTAGTGTTACGGGTTTAAGCGCGTCTGGCACCGTTGGTACGGTCATCGCTACTGGCATATCAACGGTTGAACTCACGGGTGTTGGTGCGACAGCTTCTGTCAACAGTCTGCGCTTTGATGCTCTAGCCAGCTTTGCTGGCTGGGGCCGTGGTGCTTGGGGCGAGGGCGCTTGGAGCTCTAACACCTCCATCGCCGCCGCGCAGGGCACTGTGGGTACGGTCAGCGTCGTCACCAATGTTGACGTCCTTTCAACCGGACTGGTTGGCACCTCATCAGTTGGGTCTGTGAGTGTGACAGGTGGTACTGGTGTCACAGTTAACTTGACGGGGCTTGAGGGCATTTCGTCTGTTGGCGTGGTAGTTGCTAGTGGTGACGCCAACGTGTCCGTGACAGGGCTTGAGGCGACCGCATCTGTAGGTACCGTCACCCAGAAAACAAACCAAAACATTGCCGTCACCGCTCCCGCTGCGGGGGTCGCGACGGTAAACCCTGTTGCGCAAGTCATTTGTGACGCCAACGTGTCCGTGACAGGGCTTGAGGCTGGCATTCCTGCACCGCGTGTGCTAATTTGGGGCCGAGAAATTCCAGATCCGGGAACCGTCTGGACCGAGATCGCAGCATAAGGGGCTGACATGGCCAGTACCTACACAACGAACACAGGCATTGAGCTTATCGCCACGGGCGAACAGTCCGGGACATGGGGCGATACGACCAACGTCAACTTGCAAATTATCGACCGCCTGACCAACGGCGTCGGCGCAATTTCGCTTTCCGGAACCACGCACACCCTGACCACGACCGACGGCGCTCTGTCCGACGGTCAGTATCAGGTGCTGGTGTTCGGGGGTTCGCCGAGCGGCACCAACACCGTCACAATCAGCCCGAACGACCAGCAGAAGTTCTTTGTTGTAAAGAACAACTCTGGTGAAAGCGTGACGTTGACTCAGGGCAGCGGCAGCAATGTAACGGTTTCGGACGGCAATAGCGCGATGGTTTACGCAGACGGCGCAGGTTCTGGCGCCGCGGTCGTTGATCTCACGGCGACGTTCCCGGCCGCCGGCGCATTGCTTGCCGCCAACAACCTGTCTGATTTGGCCAGCGA